GCTCTGATCGTCTTGTTCACTCTGACATATTTATCGAATGAGGCTACGTCGGAAACATTGTCCAATGCTGTTCCGTCAAATCCATTCGACAGAGCTGATCGATCCAACACCCACGATTTAGAGTACATCATTTTATATGGTGTATTTCTGCCGAATTTTGGTGCCGACCGAAAACATTCTGGCAGGTTCCCGTAAAGTGAATTTGCATTCGTGTTTGGGTTATACCACTCCAAAGCTGGAGTGTTCGGGGTGGGAATTTCGGCTGTGTCAGCGTAGTAGACAAACATGCGCACACCCACCCTGTAAAGTGTCGACAAGTTAGAAAGTTGGCCGGTCATTCTAAACCCTTTTAGATAATAGGCCTCTCCTGTCCATGAAGATGTAACGATATTTTGATCGGTCTGTTGGACGGGCGCTTGTGACAAAACGGTATTGATTGGAAATGCCGTAATACCCGATAACGAAAGAGCCTGCACACCTAATTCACCGTTTGTCGATGTCAGCGTGCCGAACAAAACACGTCTCGGCTCGCTGTTGTCAATAGCGATCTTTCGAATCATTGACTTTAAGCCACCCATGCGCCGTCCTGTCCGGGAGGACTTGCGGCGTGATCTAGATGCGGTGCGACGCGATGGCCGGCGTCCTCGGCGTGGCATGCGTGACCTCGGCATTGCTTTGTTTGAAATATTTTGAATTTGCGATGTTTTTTGAGGGACTCCTCGATTTGTAATTGTTTTAACGGTTTTCGCACGTTTGGACGGTCTTTCGCCCGTTTGTATTTGATAAGCGGGTTTGTATGAATTCCAGAGCTTTGTTCCTTCGGGTCCTCCGATGTCGGTTGCAAAGCCTCTTCCCGCTTTATTTAATGTCTTGCGAACGTCTTTAATGACTCCTTTAAATCCGTTACCCCAGTGGTGTGTAATTGACTGTTGTGCTGGTTGACCGAGTTGGCCAGGCTGCCGGCGGACTAAACTCATTTTTAAATGATGTAACAACTGTTCCCACGACCACTAAACTTCGGCTACAACTGTAACCGAACTTTAAGGAAGCGGCGGGTATTTGTACCGGGACGTGTAGAAATGTAGGTAGGGGGATAGTATTACCCCCTACCTACCGCTTCGCTTCTTTTCTCATAAAAACAAAATGCCTGTCTCGCAAAACATTCGCTGGGTGTTTACTCTAAATAATTATTCTGATGCTGATGTTGCTCATCTCGCGACACTGGTTCCCAGTGTCGCTTCTTATCTTGTTTTTGGAAGGGAGGTGGCTCCTACTACTCTCACTCCTCATCTTCAGGGCTATGTTCACTTCCTGAAGCGCAAATCTCTCGCTCAAGCCAAGTCTTTGCTGGGAAACCAGGCGGTGCACTTGGAGGTGTCCAGAGGGACGGCCGAGCAGGCCGCTGAATACTGCAAGAAGGAAGGTCACTTTGAGGAGTTTGGCGCCCTATTGGTGGGCGGCAAGAGGAATGATTGGCACGACCTGCGTGACTGGTTGGATACCTTACGTCATCCACCCACGGATTCAGAGATGATTGATAAAGTACCTCACTTGTGGGCTCGCAATCGTCCTGCTCTTTTGAAAATGATACAAATCCGTTGTCCACCTCATCCCCTAGTCTCAGGAGACCCTCGACCGTGGCAAGCACGGCTTGCATCGCTTTTAGACGAACCACCAGACGATCGTAAGATCGTTTTCGTTGTAGACCCTGAGGGCAACAAGGGTAAGACATGGTTCCAGAAGTTCTATCTGCAAAAGCGTCCAAATGATGTGCAACTGCTACTTATGGGCAAACGTGATGATATGGCATACAGTATTGACCCTAACAAATCTGTGTTTATGATTAATGTTCCTCGCGGTTCGATCGAATTCCTACAGTATTCGGTATTGGAGATGTTGAAGGATCGTGTGGTTCATTCTCCGAAGTACGAAAGTATGACGAAGTTTCTTTCACGACAATGCCACGTGGTCGTGTTTTCAAACGAGTTCCCATCGATGGGTCATATGACTTCGGACCGGCCCGAATTTTTTTCGCTTGACGGGAACCCAGTCACCGTCCCGAACTCCAATTATGCAACATTTAATCTCCCGCTCGTGTTAACTTAAGTAACTGGTAACTATGGTAACCATAGGTAACCCTAACCCTAACCCTAGGCTAGGCCCCGCCGCCTAGGGTTAGGGTTAGGGTTATCCTAGGGTTACCTTTAACCCCCTATGAACTGGGTTAGGGTTCGGTAGACACAATGCAGGGTTGGGTCTAGCTCGGCGGAATCCTCTCCATCTCAGAAAACGCGGCAGCGTTTTCTGAGATATAAAAACACTTAAGGATCTCTGAAGTAACAGATCCCGTTCAAAGCCAGATTGGGTAAGAAATCGGTAACGATTGGCACGCCTTGATCGTAGTCCATTTTATGCCAATGAAAGCCGACATAATATTGACGATATGCTCTCTGGTTAACGGCTGATTTGATTTTTGCTCTGATCGTCTTGTTCACTCTGACATATTTATCGAATGAGGCTACGTCGGAAACATTGTCCAATGCTGTTCCGTCAAATCCATTCGACAGAGCTGATCGATCCAACACCCACGATTTAGAGTACA